GGCTATTATAGTTTTACCTAAAGTAGTAGTTATTTTTTTCCCAGAAATAGCAGTAACAGTAGGTTATACAGAATTTAAACCAGGATTTTTATTGATACCTGAAAGGGACGCAATGAAATGGATAGCCTTTAAGGGCTTAGTAATTACTCCCTTGGACACCAATTTAGTAGCCGCTATAATTGGTATGTACTTCGGGGGCAGTTTAGTAAAAAGATAATGAAAAAGGAAAAAACATTAAAAGACGTAATCAAAAACGCAAGATGGAATTGGTACGGAGAAGAAGACAAAGAAGAAGAGTCCAACGAAGATAACTGCTATCAAGGTAAGTTTTGGGATATGGACACAAGGGAGTTCCTTAGATGGAACGAATTAAAAAAGGAAGGAAAATCAACTGAAAGGAAAAGCACAGAGTAGCATCTGCGTTATTTGTATTGTTGTTTGGGCGTATGTAGTAGGTTCGGGATACTACTATTACTTCTAAGCACTACTTAGACTAGAAAAGCAAGACCCACAAAGAGAGCTATTGTTAGCTTTACGGGGAAATTGCACGTTAAAATTAGAGTTGTTAAATGAAAAATGTACTGCTCGATTTTATTATTTATGTAATATATTGCATTTGTTGGTTGTACATAATATTACAACTGATAGAATAATAAGAAGAATGGCAGACAAAACAATAATAATAAACACCGATGATACTGAAGAAGATAAACCTAAACTTCCTACGTGGTATAATACAGCAGAAGGTTTTGATAAGTGGAGAGTATTCCCAAGAATATTAATTACTCTGTATGGCTATGCTTTCTACACAACAACTACTTGGTTTATGGCTTTGCCCGACCCAACCAGTGCTCAAAGTGCTTTTGTATCAGTAATTGTAGGTGCAGGTGCAGCTTGGTTTGGTTTGTATGTTGGTGGTGGTGGTAACAGAAATAAATAAAAGGTAACAATACCTTGGTTTAAAACACTGCATTTAATTCAGTTTCTATTTTTTTATGTAAAGGCTCTAAGGCTGTTTTAGCTTCTTTGATTGCTTTAAGTATAACAAGTCTATCCTCTTTTTGAAATCTATGTATTTCTTTTTCAGGAAAACTAGACATCTCAGTTACTAACTTATTATTAGAATCAATAACCAATTTCCAACTGATAAGATTAGCTTCCTTGGCTTTCATTATTTATCTCCGTAAAATTAATTGTCTCTTGTTTACCACGAAGTCCTGCTTTCATGTATGAGGTTGCTCTACCTTCAAAGAAGTTCTGGTGTTCAACACCCATCACTTCATCAATCCAACCTAAAGGATTCTCTCGTTGGTCATAATTCGTTTTAAGCCCTAGCTGTAGTAGGCGTCTATCAGCAATGTACCTATTGTAAGCATACATGTCTTTCTTTGTAAGTCCTTGTATGTCTCCCATGTCAAACACTAAGTCTAAGAACTTGTCTTCATGTTCTACCATCTCTCTGCATATCTGATATATCTCTGCTTTAAAATCGTCTGTCCAGATTTCTATGTTCTCTTGTATAAATTCTCTAAAGAGTTTAGTCATCGCTTCAACATGCATTGATTCATCACGAATACTATAAGTTACTATCTGTCCCATGCCTTTCATCTTACCAAATCTAGGAAAGTTTAGCAAGATAGCAAAGCTACTAAACAACTGCAAGCCTTCTGTAAAAGCTGAATAGACTGCTAAAGTTTTAGCAATACTTCTTTTATCTTTTATAGTAGGCTTAAAATCTGTAACGTATTTATGTTTGTTAGCCATCTCTTCGTACTCTGCAAAAGCTTTGTACTCTACATCAGGCAAGCCAACTGTATCAAGTAGTAAGCTGTAGGCATGTTGATGTATTGATTCCATGTTTGCAAATGAACCCATCATCATTCTTGCTTCAGGCTTCTTAAAAATTCTCATGTACTTGTCTACATACCCTGCCCCTACGTCTACATCAGACTGAGTAAACAATCTAAATATCTGTGTGAGTAAATTCTTTTCAACAGGTTTTAATTCTTGCCAGTCTTTTACATCTGTGTGTAGTGGGATTGACTCAGGCATCCAATGCATTTGATTTTGCAGTACGTAGTAATCAAACATCCAAGGGTGGTCAAAGGGTTTATAATAATTTCTGGTACTCAATAGGCTCATATTTTCTCCTTAACCTTCGCAGGCTATGCAATCCACTTCATCTAATTTGATTCGTGGTATTTTAATGTTTACGTTCTCGGCATCCCTTGCAGACTCAGACCTAAAGTAATATAAAGACTTTAGCTTATGCATAGCATACCAATGAACATCGTTTAGGTACTGTAAATAATCATCGTGAACTTCCTGTGGCTCTGTGGCTTTAGGAGAAACAAAGAATAGATTAACACTTTGACTTTGACAAACGTATTGCTGTCTCATGTGAGCGTGTTCAACAATCCATATTTGATTTAACTCATCTGCTGTTTTAAATATTTCTTTTTCTTTATCCGTAAAGATATCCATGTCTTGTATAGAACCTTTCTTAGCAGTAATCTCTTTCCAAATATTTGTTTTGTTTCCTTTCTTTTTATTTATAATTTTATCTAAGTATTTATTTTTAACTTGGTACGAACCTGATAAAGTTTTGTGTGTAAATATGTTTGCACGATACGGCTCAATACTAGGGGAAGTACCACCACATATAATACTAGAACTGGCATTAGGAGCAACAGCCAAAAGATGAGCGTTACGGAGACCTGCACCAGTAATGTCAGGAGCTTCGCCACGTAACTCAGCAAGAGTTTGACTCGCACTAACAGCTTTTGTTTTGATGTAGTTGAAAGCTTTATTGTTAAATCCTGTGGCAAAGATTCCTTCAAACGGGAAGTTATTCTTTTGTAGGTAGGCGTGGAAACCCATTGCTCCCAAGCCAAGCGACCTTTCTCTATAAGCAGAGAAGCTAGACTTAGTAAAGCCTTCTTTACCTTCTCGTATGTGGCTTTTAAACCTTTTAAAATTTGCATTGTAATCTCCTAATTCTGTTGTGTCTATTGCGTTATCTATAAAATGTTGTACAACATTGTCTAACATAGTAATTAAATCTGATATGAACTTATCGTTCTTCGACCAAGTATCATAGTGTTCTAAATTAACACTTGACAAACAACATACTGCTGTTCGTTCTTCGTTGGTGGGTAAAGTTATTTCAGAACAAAGGTTGCTTTGTCTAATGCTTAAGCCTAATGCCTTTTGTTCTTTAGGTAAAGCCTCGTTGCAGGTATCTATATTAATCATGTAAGGCTCGCCTGTCTCTGCTCTTGTGTTTATAATCTGCCACCACAAATCTCTAGCGTTAATAGTTTTAACTGCTTCCCCTGTCTTAGGGTCTATGAGTCTCCAGTCTGCATCTTCTTGTACGGCTTGCAGAAACTCATTGGTTATATTAACTCCGTTGTGAATGTTAAGGCACTTTCTATTTATATCTCCGCCCGATTCTTTTCGTATGTTTATAAACTCTTCTATCTCAGGATGGTTAATATCCATGTAAGAAGCATAGCTTCCTCGCCTTGTGACTCCCTGATTAAATGCTAACATTTGGGAGTCAACTACTTTCATGAATGGTATTGAACCAGTAGAACGACTATTGTTAGCAGTAGCGATGCCATTACTTCTAATATCTCCCCAATATCCACCAATACCTCCACCTGAACTTGCGAGCCATATGTTCTCATCATAGTGAGAAGATAACCCATCACGACTATCAGGTACGTAATTGAGAAAACAGCTAATAGGTAAACCCCGATTAGTTCCCCCATTGCTAAGAATAGGAGTGCTAAACATGAACCATAAGTCGGAACTGTACTGATAAAGTCTTTGAGCCAGTTCAAAATCCGTGACTCCTTTAAAGGTTGCTCCAAAGATTGAGGCTCTTGCGAATGCTTCTTGTGCATGTGTTTCTCCTGATGCTTCATATAGATACCTGTCCTTTAAAGTATCTAAACTGAATTTGTTTAATTTGTTTTCTTTATTGTAGTCTATTTTGATACCTAAGTATTCTTTTTGACCTACCTTGTCTTCGACCATTAATCTTCTCCTAAATGATATTCTGTATCTTCTAAAGCTATAGCTATTATAGCATAGTGTATTATCTTAAGTAAATCCATTTCTGCATCTCCACCTTCTTTCTTACCACAACGAACTGCATACTTCATAATGTTACCCATACAAAATCCTTTACCATGTCCTGCATCAACAATCATGTCTGTTGCTTGATACTTACCTTGTGCGTAATGTCTTTCGTATGTTTTATTAATGTATCTTTGTACTTGTTGTATAATAATATCTTCGTTAAATTTATATTCCATATTATTTTATCCATTCTTTAGGTAGTGTATGTTCAGAGAACCACCTAAATTTATTTTTTTCTGCCCACTCTGCGTGACTTCTTTTACTTCCGTCTTTTCTTCTCTTAGCCTGTGGCATAGGAGAACTTGGACTAGAAAACAAAAAGACTAACTCTTGATTAGGCTTTAAAGATTTTCTAACCCATATGTATTTGTTGTACTCGTTGTAATCCCAGAACCTGCCCTTTGCTTCTAGCAAGTATTCTACACCATCTATAACTTTTGTAAAGTCAGGTTCGTACTTGTGTTCAATAACGTACTCAATCTTATCAGAGTGGTGTGACCACTTAGCTAATACATGACTGTGTAGTTTGTACTCCCAACCTGAGTCGTACCCTTTAGGTAAATCTTTTTCAACTGGTCTAACCTTTCTTGGTTTCCTATATCCTCTCTTCATAAAATTCCTTTTTTAATTTTTTATAAAACCACCTCTCAGAGAAGGACGAAAGCATTATTTTATTATTAGCATAGACATGTTTCTGGTCAGGCATATGCTCTTTAAAATTCTTTATGTTTACTTTAGACGCTTCTTTATCAGGCAGTAATGAATGAATCCATTCAACTGTTAATACTTTAGCTTGAGTTCTTAATTTCTTTGCTTGCTTTCCATTCATATAATCTCTCTTACATTAGGTAGTTTCTCAACATTAGTTAGATAAACATTTCCTTTTGCGTAAGCGAATGTTCTTAATCCTTGACCATCATTAGAGTCTGAATAACAAGTAAACTTATGGGGGCAGTAGTTGCATCCCATTGGTAATTTCATGTTACCAGAGACACCCTCTGCTATAACATTATAGCACCTAGTAGGAGGACTGTCAAGTGAAATAGCTTTCTTTACTTCTTTTATTTTATGAATGATGTTTGGCTTGTCTAAATCATCAGGTATAAAGGTTGTTAGCTCTCCTGTTTCTTTGTTCATGACTAAGAAGCCACCCTCAGAAGTTTGTTCAGCTTCTTCATAACCTGCTAACTGTGAGAGGTAGCCGAAGGCATCATTCTGTGCTAGTGTGCCCTCTTTAAACTTCTTAAAGGCGTAGCCTGATGCTGTCTTAACATCTATAACCTCTCCATCTATAACACAATCCATGTGTCCTTTAATACCCTCTACTGATATTTCTTTTTGTTCTGCTGACACAGCGTGCCCTGATAAACGAACAAAGAAAAGTAAAAGAACCTCAAGTAAATGACCATACAAAAACTTAATAAAAGTAGGAGGGTCTATTTTTTCTTGGTGTTCTTGGCTTAGGTTTAAGTCATACCATAGCCTGCGTAGTGGTCTACCAATGTTAGACATTCTTAAACCGCTCTTAGGTCTAGGTTGAGGGGTTGCCCAACCTTTCAAAGCATCACTCATATCCTTACCAAACCTTTCAAAGTCTTCGTCTGATATTTTAAGAGCCTTATCTTCTGATAAGACTCCTATCGTTTTATAGATATCTTCTACAAGAGTATCTAACTTAGGCAACTTTTTTGTCTGCTTCTTTTTCATCTTTAATCTCTTTAAAGGCTTTGATAACATCAGAAGAAAATAACTTCTGTAAGTTCACAAGGAACATACGACTAGCGTTGTTATCCCCACCCGATACAGTTTTAAATGTATCTAGTTTATCTACTATCTTTCTAAGCGTATCTGTTTTAAACACAAGAGTACAAAATTCATCCTTGCCTATGCATAGGTTATGAAACCAGTAGTCTGATTCAGTAGCTCTGATACCTGACGGCTTGCCCCATGATTCATACTCAATACAAATGTTACCTGACTTCTGCCAGATGTCTCTCTCGGATTTAACTTCTATTTTTTTATTAGTAAGCATGTCTGCTATTTTATCCTCGCGGATACTACCATATTGTAAATCTAAATCAAACTTCTTTCTATCTTTTTTAGTGGGTTTCATACCAACTGTCTCCTATATTAAATTCGCCCGTCAATGGGCATCTTAAATCATATTCCTTAGATGCTTGTTCTATACATCTAACTGCTAATGCACCTACTCCGTTTGCTTGCGCTTCGGGAACTTCTATCTGCCATTCGTCATGAATGTTAGCAACTATTTTAGCAGGGATAGTTTGTAATACTAACATGTCTGATAAAATAGTCAAGGCTTTTTTCATAACTATTGCTCCTGCTCCTTGTAATAAAGTATTCAAGGAAGCGTGTCTGTGTCTAATAAATATCTTGCGTCCGTCTAATCCTTTTAAGTATCCTCTTGAAGACGCTCTATCAACCCTATCTTTAAGATGTTTAAATGCAGGGAGATTATTGACAAAAGATTCTCTAAGTCGTTTACCATCTGCTCTATTTCCTTGCACGATTTCTCCAAGTCTAGCATCTCCTGCCGAGTAAATGAGTGCATAGATGAATGTCTTTGCCTGATTTCTTGATTCAAGTCCTGCAGATTCTTGATTAGTGGTGTGTATGTCTCCATTGATAATTTCATTTATGTACTCCTCGTCAGCCATATAGTGTGCTAACAGTCTTAATTCTAAACCACTAGCATCTATACCTACTAGTTTATTTCCTTTGTCTACTACCCAACAGGCTCGACACTCCTTACCATAAGGACTAGTCACGCTAGGTACTTGAGCCATGTTAGGGCTTCTGTGTGCCATGCGTCCTGTAATAGCTCCTGTAGAAAACACAGAACCATGAACTCTCTCATCATCTTTTACAGCGTCTATCCACGAACCAATCTGTGCAATTCTTTTCTGGTATAATAGAAAGTCTGCTATAAGTTTTGCTTCTCTAATGTGAGTAATGTTTTTAAGCGTGCCTTCATCAACGATAGGTTGTCCTGTTGGTGTGAACTTCTTAGGCTTCCAACCAAAACTAATGAGGTACTCTCCTATTTGTTTACGTGAACCTAAGTTGAACTCTACTAATTCCTTTCTCATGAAAGGCTTCATATTCTTTGAAGATTTTATATCCTCATACTCATAGTCTGTTAGTCCTAACTTTTTTAATGTTCCATCTTTTTTTAATTTAGGTGTAACCTCTTTGATGTCAACCCATCTAGGCTTGAAGGTTCTATGTACTTCGTCTTGAACTTTCTTTAGCTTACAGTTTAATTCTGATAACAAATTAGTTGTGTGTTTAATATCTATTTTAAATCCATTATCTTTTTGTTGTGCAAGTATGTACGTAACATAGTGTTCTAAGTTTATACTTTCTTTTGAAAAGCCTGCTGACTCTTTCTTTAGGTAGTCAAACAAAACTTTATTAAGAAGCACATCTTTAATACAATACTCTAAAGTATCTTTAGTGTAGACGCTGAAGTCTTCAGGAGGCGTGCCTTTAGGTACACCTAATTTAGAACCCCAAACTTTTAATGCGTGCCCCTTTTCTCTAACAGGGTTGAACAAACGAGACAATACTAAAGTGTCTATAACTTTTTTCTTATCCCACAAATCTATATCGTGCAATCTTTTTATAACAGGTATGTCAAACCCTATAATATTATGACCAATAAGTTTGTCTGCTTCTGCTAAGAAGTCAAGACCTTTTAAAATATTATCATCTATAATGTCAAAGGTATATTGATTATCATTTTCATCTATAGCCACGATGCAATATATCTTTGTTGCATCTAAATCGTCTGTTTCTATATCAAATACTAAATCCATGTGTCCTCCTAGAAAGGTAGTGTATCATCTGCACTAAAACTATTCAACATTTCTGTGTCTTCGTACTCAGATAATCTTCCTGTATCTTTATCATAAACTAATGCAGTAGCTAACCCTACATCCCCTGTGTAACGTGATTTAAGCACACGTAGTCTTGTTGTCCTTGCCTCTAGCTCATCGTCTGCCTGTTGATTTCTTTCTAAAGCTATGACTGAATCAGACAGTTGAGCAATAGCATTAGAACCTCTTAAGTGTGAAAGGCTAACGCTGACTCCGTTCTCATGCCCCTTGTCTCCCTGTACTCTACGTAAGTGAGACACAAGGATTATACCTGCCCCTGTTTCTTCTACTAAACTTCTAAGTCTAGTCATAATATTATCTATGGCTCTGCGTTCATCCCCTTCTGTCATAGAACTAACAAGCATATGTAAGTGGTCAATGATAATCCAACGGCAGTCACAACCAACAATAAGATAACGCAACTTAGAAAAGATATCTTCTATGTCGTTAGTACCAAAGTGAGCGTGAATAAATACTTTGTCTTTGTCAAAAGTTTTATCAAACAGTTTAATAAGGTCTTGCTCTTTATATTTATCTCTTATATCATCAATGTACAATCTATCGTTAGCTTCGATGGATAAGATACCATCTACTGTCCTTCTCCAATCTTCTTCTAAGGCTATTACTCCTACGTTATCTTCTGTCTGATTGATAATCCAATGCTCTAGCTCTCTCGTAACAGAGGATTTACCAAGACCTGTACCGCCTGTAAGGGTTAGTAACTCCCCTTGTCTCATGCCCATAAGTTTTTTGTTAAGACCATGCCAAGGATAAGGCACACTACTTTTCTTCTCTCTATTTAAAAAATCTTTTTGCTTTTCTGAAACTCTAATAATTCCACTTGGCGTATAAACTTTAGCATCCCACCAAGCCTGAGTAAACTGTGAATGTAAGTTCTTTCTAAGCATATCGTTAGCATCTTTGTGTCCGTTAGGAATAGAAACTATCTTAGCCTTGCGTGGTTTAATAATGCTCGCTACTTTTTGTGATGCTTCTATGCCATGCTTGTCATTGTCAAAACAAATAACAATATTGTCAAAGCTTTCTACGTATTCAATGTTATCTTTGATGTCTCTAACCGCACCCTGTACTCCGTTTCTAATAGATACTACTGCCCACTTGCTACCAAGTAATTCATAGCCTGCCATTGCATCGCATTCGCCCTCAACAATAGTTAAATACTTACCTCCCTCTTTAAAGAGTTGCTGACCAAAGAGACCTGTACCAGTTGTTGTACCTTCAAACTTAAAGTTTTTATCTTTAACGTACCTTATCTTTGTACCTGTTTGTTCATTGTTTATGTGGTAAGGGTATCTGTGTTGAGCCAAGACACCTAGAGAATCATACACAACTTTAACACCATACTTGATAGCCGTTTCTTTTGAGATACTTCTATCTGTTAAGGGAGCATACGTGCCACTATGCACAGTTTCTGTTGGTTTAGTTGGGGGTTTGGTATAATTATTATTCATTGGTATTATATTTGGTTTCGGTGTAAACTTTCCACAACTAAAACATTTAGTTGACTTGTCTTCATTAACACATAAGGCATCACTGCTATTACAATCAGGACAAGGTTGGTGGGTTTTAAAAAAGGGGCTAACTTTATTCATATATTCTATCCATAAAAAAGGCTAGACATTAAACACAGTAACGTCTAGCCAGTATTTAAAACAACCTAACTTTCTTCTGTGTCTAAGTCTGGTTGTGGTTCTTCTGCTTGGGAATCTTCATCATTATAAATGGCTACGACTCTATTTGAAAAGAAATTAATACCTGCTTGTAACTCTTCCAAGTCAAGCACAACATTAGCTTTCTTTTGATTTAATCGTTGCAGTCTACCAAAGATTTGTTGACCTTCTTCAGGTAAATCTTCTACGAACACTTGCACATCATCAATAGTAACGTAAGGTTTTATAGGTTCTTCTAACATAACTTCTTCGTCTGTCATTAGAACTCCTCCCCATCACCAAACGGATTCAATTCATCTCCGTCTTGTGACTTAACAGGCACTAAGTCTAGCACTTGCATGGCTTGAAAGTCTAAGCTAACACCTGTCTTGCCTGCATAATCCCACGCAAACTCATTGTATTGTACTTTAACTGCCGAGCCATTACCTACTGTAGTATCCATCGGCTCTTTATTTAAATTATAGAGCTTTGGTGCAGGTCTTCTGCCATTCTTAGCATTTACTTTTCTCTTGATAGTGACAGCTTTCCCAATAAATTGGGGTTCTCCTGTCTCATCTTTCAATGAAAAGTCTTTGACGTTAACTCCTCGTGAGCTAAAGTCTTGAGCGTCTTCATCACTAATTACTAGGTCTACTGTGTAGACGGGTTCAAAAGTTTCGTTAGGTACTAGGACGCTCGCCCAGTACGCTATTCCAGTTGCTACTGACATATTTTTTTCTCCTATATGTAGTGGTTAATGTGGAGCTACTATACTCCATTTTCTAGAAAGTGTCAAGCACTTTTTCTAAAAACTTTATAATTCCTGTTTGTTCATTGCGTTGTACATAAACTAAATATTTCTTTTTGTCTCTATCCCACACGTTCATAAAC